CCGTGCGAAGAGATGGGCGTAATCCGGGAACAACTCTTGTGCCCGCTGACGACTGCCGTCCTTTCCTCCGAACGTGCGCATAGACTTAATCCAAGTCGCAGGCGGTATCAACTCAAAAGATACAGACAGGCCAGCAAGCACGCCTTCGACTATACCTGCCGCTCTACCGAAGCTGAACATCGACGACACACCTTGGCCCGGCATGGCGTGAACCTTCTCGATGAGAGCGGAAGTATCGGCGGTGACGTGACCGCGCAAAGCATTGGCCAGCATGTGCGCGTCAACCTGATTGACCACACGCGGCCCGCGCTTGACCTTTAGGGTAGGCATGTCGATGATGACAAGTTCTCGGCTATCCTTATCCAGAATAGCAACAGCCCCGAACGCGCCGGGATCAATGCCCATGAACTTCATGGGCAGTGTCTATAATATCAGAAGCTAGTTCGCAAGTGACTGCGTGGCCCCAAAGACTTACGATGGCGAAGCCCGTCGGGTTTGTGGCGACGCTTTGCTTTTGGCTGCGGTCGCCATGACATGTCTTTAACGCTAGTCTTCTTGGCCATTACTAAATCCCAGAGAGAAGTCCGACTAACTTATCACGCTTGGTTTTCTTTGCGCGTTTGCCGAGAGTTGACATAATAGCGAAGAATTGTTCGTCAACATCTTCTGGCGAAGCCTTCGGAGACAGCGAAACAGGAGCCGCAGCCATAGCGACTTTAGGTGGCGTCTCTTTTTTAGGAGACATAGCTACCTCTGTATCCGGCTTGCCCATGAGGTCTTCCGCACCAACAAGTTTTACGAATTTACGGACATAGTTCTTCGTTTCGGCGAAAGGCGGTACACCGCCATATTTGTTGACGTTTCCGGGGCCAGCATTATACGCGGCGGCGGCAACCACAGGATCGCCAAATTTCTTCAGCATCTTTGCGTAGTATTTTACACCGCCTTCGATATTCTGATACGGATCGGCTATATCCGCAACACCCATTTCTTTTGCAGTGCTAGGCATAAGTTGCATATGTCCCTGCGCCCCCGCCGAGGAAGAACGAACATTTTTACCGCTGGCGGTTTCGTTCTCGTATATAGCGCGAACATGCGAACGCGGAACGCCATACTTGTCGGCCATCTGGTCTACATAATTGGTGTAGCTTTTCGCCATAAATACCTCAGATACCCTTACCAAAAGACCGCTTGTCACCGTAGATAGGGGCAAAGCCACCCATTTCATCGGACTGTACATCTATCAAGACCTGCCCCTTTGGCGCGAGCTTACGAAATCTCTGAAGCGCATCACTTGACGCCTCAACCGGGGGTTTAATTACGGGTTCGGTAACAGTGGCCGCCGCAGTTGCTGGACTCAAACCAATTCGCGCCATATTGGCCAGTTGCTGCGCTGCGGGGCCTGCTTCACGGGTCATGACATACTGCAAGCCCCGCCGTCCTTGCGGGCTATACAACGCGGCTAGTGTGGCCAATGTAGATACCGGCAATTCGTATGGAACTGCGTCTTCTTGCTGCGCCAAATACGCCCCACCGGCCCCCGTACCAGCAAGGCCCAGTAATTGCGCGGTAGCCGCACGAGTAAAGGTGCCGCTTTCGGCAAGGCCTTTGGGCAACTCCATACCGGCACGGGCGAGGTCTTCGTAGAAGCCGCCTATCTTACCGCCGCTTAAGGACTTAACTGCGCGGGTAAGACTTGTAGGGCTAACAGTGTTCCCTGCATATCCAACCGCCTTATCCAGAACTGTCTGAGCGTTCCACGCCTTGTTAAGACGGAGAAGTTCTTCCGCTTGCGCCGGATTTTGTTCGGCCAAAGTGTCGAGCATCCAACTACGGACTTGCGCCAGCCCCGAACCAAGACGACGCTCAAACCCATCGTTGGACTTCATAAAAGTACGAGCAGTATCTGAAAGGCTGCTTAGTGAGTTCTGTAGATTACGACCAGAAATACGGCCCATAGTATCGGCTACTGCCTCAACATTCTGTGATACCGTAGATAGGAAATCATCCAACAAACCCTTACGGCTGGCCGGAAGGTTCAGACTGCTAAAGATATCAAGAGTTTGGTTCTGCCAGTTATCTGGCAGCGCCATATCTAGATTTGGCACAAGTTCGTTGAACTTATTAGAGATACTTTTCTTTACCCAACTGACAGCCCTATCTCCTGATAGGTTGCTAGGAAGGTCTACATTAATGAAATCGGCAAGTTTAGCCACCGCCGCCTTTTCAAAATCCTCTGGAACCGTACCACGCGCTTGGCCGATAAGTGCGCCAAGACCGGGAATAGACGTAAGGGCCGTCTCCGCCATATTTGCGGCACGGCCAATCGCGGTGTCGGCCGCACCAAGAATAGCGCCCGGCGTAAGACGAACGCCGAGATCAGTAAGCGTGCGGACACCTTCAGTTACCTTCGGGGCGATAACCGCGCCAACAAAATCGCCGACACCTTTTCCAACAACGCCAAGGCCAGCGCCAGTAGCAGTTTCTGCCGCAAACTCGGTAGGCGTCTGCGCTTGCGAAAGAAGCGCGCTAGTCGCGCCACCTGACACCGCAGACCCACCAAAAGTAGCGGGAGCCACAGAGCCACCCCCGGCTGCAAGAAAAGGAGCTACGCCAGCTACATTGCCGACAATTTGCGACACCTTGGCGGGTGACTGTGCGCGCAAAACATTCTGCTCAGCAAGTATGTCGGACGCAGATGGAGCAAATCCTAGGTTTGCGCCAAAACGACTTACTGAAGGAAATGCTTGTTCAAGCCGCATAGCCGCTGTATCCAACGGCTGCCTAGCGCCGAGATAAAGTCCTTCGACAATATCGGCAACAGTACCCAAAGCACCGGGAGACGAGGGCCGTTGCGCTACTGGCTTAGACTGAGCATACGACTTCATAGCCGCATCAATAACTTCTTGCGACGTTCCGTCTGGAAACTCGTGGGCTACCCCATCTGCGGATACCGCCTTAATGGTCATTGGATGCGGTTCCCTTGGGCGTCATATCGAATGGTCTTTGTGGCTCTGGGGGCGATAGCTGCCTGCGCGGCGCGCATAGCCGGAGACTTGGACGGCCGTACTTCAGAGATACGCGCATCAAGAAATGAACGCCGTTCGTCTATTAGCGAACGTAAACCCCGAATTTTTTCTTCGACAGAGGCATCTGTATCGCCAGAACTTGGCTTGTAGGCCTCCAACTTCTGCATAAATTCGCGCATGTTTTGGTCGCCTTCACCCGGAATACGAGTGATTTGTGACGCAAGAGAAAACAACTGGCTTGCCGCAGTATTAAACCGTTTTACATCTTTACTGACAGACGACGTTGGCGCGATGCTTGGGAAATATTCCCGTGCTACCCGCCAAGGCTCAACCCCCTTCAGCGAACGATTGTAAATCTGTTCTACACGGTCAATCTGCTTGCCGATAGTCGCTACTTGCGATCTCGCAGCAGTCAAATCTTGGTAGATTGCCTGAGTAGGAACGGGCGCGGTTGCGGAAGCAGTCGCAGCTTCTGTGCCGGGCCTCAACCCGGCCCTAACCTTCTCTGTAGCAGCAGTTTCAGCGCCAGCTACAGCCCCCCGAAAACCGGGAAGTTCTGTCGGCTTTACTGGCGGCTGAAGGGCTTCAGGAGCGCCTTTTATAATTGGTGCGTCACGCCATCCCATTATGGTTTCCTCCGAATATTGCCGTCAGGATCAACAAACTGCGTTCCAGATGGAAGCGCGTTATATTGTTCATCACTTGCTACTGTGGGCAGATTTTGCAATCGAGCAGATGGATTGATGACTGCTCCAGTGTACGCATCGCGGGGACGACCAAGCGCGTCAAATGCAAGCCGTGCTGGAGCCTGAGCCTTGTTCTGCTCAATAACAAGTTTGGCAAAATCATCAGCACTCATCAACTGAATGGCACGAGCGAGTTGTGGATTTGTTTGCTGAAGCTGGGCGATATATTCGGCTTTAAGCTGCGCCTGCTGCTCCGCCTGCTTACGTGCCTGTTGCATCTGCGCAATCTGGTATTGTGCGTTTAGTTTATCCATTTGCTGCTTGCGGACATTCTGAATAACAGCGGCGGGATCAGTCGCGCCACGGCTACCTGCGGCCTGAAGCACTTGACCAAGCGCGCTGATCTTTTCGCCAGTTGATAGCGGGCCGATGCCGCCGCTCATGAGAGCCTGCATATCCTGAATATACTTTGCCGTTGGCGAAAGCGTAGGTTGTGTTGTAGCGGGCATAGCAGAAGAAAAAACTGCCCCGCCACTTGGGGAAGTGCGGTTTAAAACGCCTGAAGGTATAAAATCTTGGATCGAGGACATCTAATTAGCCCTTTTTGAAGAGATCGAGAATAGTACCAATCGCGGACGCAGCCGACCCAACTTGGCCAAGCGTTGACTGGCCGGGTGCAGTTGTCGTTTGCGTGACTGGGGACGGAAGACCCTGCGAACCCATGAGCAACGTCTGAAGTTGCTGCTGTGGGAAGCCGCGCTGTTCGAGGAAGTCCTTGTAAGCCAGATCAAGGTTCTGCTGAGCCATGCCGCGCTGTGCTTGGCCTGCGCCTTGAAGCATCGCAGCGTAGGACTGCTGATTGCCCAGCGCCTGTTGGCCGTAGCCTGCAAGAGCCTGTGCACCCGCAAGCTGCTGGCCCGGCAGACCCTGTGCAAACCCAGCGGCTTGCGTGTATCCCTGATTGTACAGGTTGGCCAACGTCTGCGCTGTATTCAAGTCCTCTTGGCCTGCAAGCTGTGCTTCGTAAACACCACGGCGTTCATTACCGAATGCTCGCGCTGAGGCCATCTGAGCCTTGGTAGCAGCGTCACGTTCAGCGCGGTTCTGTGCCAGTCGAGCCATCGTGGCGTCGATGACGTTGGTCTGGAACGGCGACATGAAGCCGGAGACATCTTGCTGGAACTGCTGTGGTGAGTAACCCGCTGCGCGCTGAGCAACCTGCGTAGCTTGGTTAAGTTGCGGCATACCAACTTGCTGGGTCGCAGCGTTGATCGCGGTCTGGAACGCCTGCTCTTCAGCCGGACGGAAGCCTGCGATGCGCGGCCCCTGATATGCCTGATACGGAATAGCCGCGACTTGCTGTGCGGCTCCATAGTTACGCGCCAGAATATCCTGAATGAAAGGATTGAGTTGCTGTGCAGTGGTTGTTGTAGTCGCCATTATATTCCCCGTGCGGACCGGCCGCTTAATCCTTCGTTATTAACACAAAACAAATTAGATTGACAGCCCATTACTACTGCACCTGCATTACTGACAGAAGGCATGATGGCCCAGATGGGGCAAATGCCGTTGCAGGAGAAGCATGAAGTTCGAGGTTGGTACTATCAGCAGCCCACATCAACTCAATGTAATCGCCAGCAACTAATGAAAAGAAGTCATCGCGGCCTGACGCCATGTGGCCACCGTTGATGTCACTTGTTGACAAGAACGTACTTGCCGAAACATCTGTTCCATTTTTCCTGAACCAAAAATATGTAGTTTTTGCGCTGCTGTTATTGGATAGAACTGTAAAATGGGCTGAGAAATTATAGATGCCAGCTTCCGTTACAACGATCCGAGAGGCAGGCGATCCGATTGAAACGCCGTTATTTTCTTCAGTTGTGTCGAATGTAATCGCATACGCCGTATTCGCAGCGGCAGGAGACACACTAGCGGTCTTCTTAAACTGCCCGTAGAACCCGGTGTAGATCAGCTTGGCGGGGGCGTAGATACCAACGTCCTGCCCCTTCTCGTAAACATTATTCGAGAAAAGTTCTATGAGGCGGTTGCGTTGCGCTTCATAGTTTGGGTCGTACTGAGCAGGAGGTGGGGGTAGTTTAACGCTCATCTGCGCCCGCCCGGAATTGCGTTAAGTCGCATGGCCCCTACCCGCCAATCAGACGGCGTAGTTGTCGTTACGCGCATCTTCATCTGGCGTCCGTTGAAGCGGACTGATGTTGGCTGTGTCAAACTATACGGGCCATAAGTTGATTCAGTGCTGGTCGGATAATAGCGCGTTGTAAACGTGGCGGAAACGCTACCCAGATTGCGTTCGTCAGGGATCATCTCGTTGATGTATAGTATCTGGTCGCCGTTTCCAATCTGGAAGGGACCAGTCTCGGCGTATGGCAGCGCCCCGCTGTAGTTCAGGCCCACTTCGTGGTCATAGACAAAGCCGTCCGTGCCGATCATGAGCGGGTTGCGGAACACGCCGCGATCAGTACCAGCGGTTCGAGCAAGCGTCCCGATTGACCAATGGTTTTCTACGTAATCCCAAGAAACGTAGCTGTCGTTTTCGTTAGCTCCAGCCGACGGATAGAACCACCAGACTTCATTGTACTGGCTGTTGTTAACGGCGTAGACTTTGGAGATTTGGTTAACGTTGATGTTGTTAAAAACGTAATCGTAAACTTCACACGGCAATGGCTTCACATAGCCATCATAAACGTGAAAGCCTTTCTGCCCCATCCAGACAGCCATGTTATCAAGAACGGCAACGCAGTTTGCGGACACAGCCCCGCAAGCACGACCTGCGATTTCAGCCTGATACACAAATGGCTGGCCGACGTAGGTGAGCGTGTGCGCGTCGATGTCCGTCAAAATGAGGTTCTGGCCACGGACACGTTTCGCCGTAATGATCCGCCCAGAAGTTTGCAGTTTAATGCTGCCCGCAAGGTTTGTAGAAGAAGGTGTCCAGACAGTATTGTTTTCAAGGTCCGACCACGCAACAGTCCGCGCATCGCCGGAAGCACCAAGCGCGAACAAGGAGCGTTCAGCGGTGACAAGAAGACCAATGCAGCTTGTCGGCGCGTTTGTAATGACAGCGGCTTTTGTTGGCGTGGTATAGTCTAGCTGCCACTCATACAGCTTGCCGTCAGATGTCGAGCAGCCAACAAGATATTCGCCCCAAGTGTCTAGCGACCATGTGGTGGCGGCTGTTACCGAGCCAGTGTCCGGACGAGGTGTGCCATAAAAGCCACCACCGTAAGTGCCAATACCGTAGCCAGCGCCCGTAGAAGCGTCGTCAGAACCCGCAGTAAAACCAGTAGGGGTAATGTCTACCAGAACGTTGGACTGTGTTACCGCATAAAGTTTCGACGAAGTTCCGATGGCCATGAGGCGTACACTGCCGTTCGTCTTCCACGCCAGCAAAGAGCGGGCCTTGCCCGTTAGCGCGGTAATGTTGCGCTTCTCCCACCCGCCAACCGGCTGCATCGCGCCCTCTGTCCAGCGCACAAGATTAGTATCATACCAGCGTCCTGCTGACTGAAGTTCAGTTCCGTTGCGAAATACGCCCGGTGGGATGCTGATAGGAATTAGCGCCATGTTGTTTTCCGTGTCTAGCCTTTAGTCCTTATATCACTTCTTGCGGATTTTTACAGCTTCTTCCCATGCTTCTATTGTTCGACGGTGACGTAAAGCGCAGTCGCCGTATTTAGCTAATATATCAACTTCCCATATAGCGCGCTCAGGATCAATAAGCGTAGCTGGTGGCGAGGGAAGCGGCGGACAATTACTTGCTAGGTTCGCTGGCGGCTGCGGCATTGGCACGACTGACACCGCTTTCGAGCAGCCCGATAAGGCGAGGGTCAGGAGCGCAAGTAGCAGGAACAGCAGGCAAAGTCTTATATATCTCGCGGATCGTTTGCTTTTCTCCGGCGACCACGACATCGGCTTTATCTCGTTCGGATTGGTAGAGCGTTGAAACCTCATCTATCTGTCCTTGCATTTGCTGGCGCTGCTTCTCGGCTTTTTCCAGAACCGCAGAATACGCGGCATCGCACTGCCAGTCTTTGACCTTCCACCCGGCGGTAAGGCCAACAGCAAGAGCGCCTGCCGCCACATAACCCATGAATGGATTAATCCGCACCATTTATTTTGCCCCATTCTCTCACCGCAAATATAGTCGCACAAGACGCAATCGTAGCAGCCAAGTCCGTAAGGGAAATCGACTGGCTGTTCACAATGGGCAAGGCTACCGCATTTACAATAACACCGCAAGCAATACCGACACATGTGACCGGACGCCACCAAACCCGGACACGCTCAAGCAGTGCGGTCTCAAGTTCTTTAAGCGTCATTTTGGGTCTGGGTATTTAGCGTGTGGAAGTTCCCAATGCGGGCCGTCCTTAAACGACTTCCAGTCTCCACCCCAAGTGATCGACACATTCTCAAGATGCGCGGCCTTCTTCATGGCCTCTTCAATCTTGTCAAACAGCGGCCAGTCCCAACGAATGCTTCCCGCTACATACGGCGCGATGTCAACCGCAAAGCCGTGAATGTGGCGCGAA